TCTATGACGGCCAGCACTGCCGCGTAATCCAACCCGGTGCGAACGCCGGTCATCCCTGCTGCCCGCCACTGCGTCTGCACCGTCAACCAGACCTGCCAGATGGGCAGGTTCTCGGGCCAGAGGTAGCAGGGCCTGGGCGGCGGGCCGACGGCGGCGTCGAGGTCGTCGGCGTAGGCCCCGAACTGGGCCAGCATCTGTGCGAGCCGGGCTTTCTCGTCGTCCACCGCTTGCGCGGTGGTGTCCTGGTGGCGCACGAACTTGCCCTGCGCCATCAGCAAGGCGGCCCGGCTCAGTTTTTTGCGCGGGCGTCCTTGCCGTCGGACACGTAGCGGGCCAGCACGTACTGATCCAGGATCTGCTGTGCGACACCGGGTAGCTCCAGCATGGCGGCCAGCGCATCGCGGCTGTACTCGGCTGGTTTTCCGTCGGGGCCTGCGACCAGTGCCTGACCGCTCCAGTCGGTGCAATGGTCGAGCAGGAAATCCCGCGCCGAGAAGGGTTTCGCGTCCTCGGGCTGCTCGACCAGCTTGTCCAGCTCGGACTGGGACAGGCGCTTGATGGTCAGGTCGAAGCCGAAGCGGAGCGGGTTTTTGGAGCCGCTGTCGAGCAGGATGCAGACGGCGAACGTCAGCACGTTGGCGATGAGAAGCTGAAAGGCCATGGTAGGTACGATGTGATGGAGAGGGGATGAGGACGACGGCGCAGAGTGAGTGGGACCAGCAGGCTCAGAGCTGCACGATGCGCCACTCGTCATTGCCCGAGACCGGCAGGAGACGGCCATCGAAACCGATCAGGCGCGTCCCGTCCTGGTCGCTCAACTTCATGGAGGTGCGCTGCATGGCGGGCGCGAACAGGACCAGCTTGTTCCCGGCCGCCGAACCGATGGTGAAGCCGATGCCGGTCGTGACGTTGGCGGCGATGTCCGCCGCGGCGGCGACTTGCTGCGCTGCGTCCAGCTCCAGCTCGAACGAGATCGTCGAGTTGCGGTCGTTGATCTCGCAGCCCGAGCGGCGCAGCGTCGAGAAAATCGAGTACTTGGAGCCGATGTCCAGCTCCAGGCCCGTCGAGCCGAACACCGTGCCACCGGACAGCACGCCCGCAGCGTAGGTGCAGCCCAGCGTGATGTCCGTGACGTTGCTGGCGGTCATGACCAAGGGCGGCTTCCACATCGTGAGCGTCGCCGCCGGAATCGCAGCAGCAGTCATGGGCCGGTAGGCGCCCAGGAACTCGAACAGGAGCTTCGGCGTTTCGTGCTTCTTCGCCGAAATCTTGACGCTGCCACGCGCACCGACCAGCTTGCCCAGCACGCCCGAGTCGTTGAAGTAGATCGTGAGCGAGGCCGGGTCCGGATTGCCCGTCAGCGGCACATGCTCGATGCGGGTAGGAGTCGCCAGCGGCGTCTGTGCGGATCCGCAGGCACGGAGCAACGGGCTCCAGGCTGCTGCAGTGCCCGCCACACCGCTCAGGGACAGCTCGACCGAAAACGTGACCTTGGCGTTGATCTCAGCGACCAGCGCCTGCGAACCGCCGAACCACGGCATCAGCAGATCACGCTCGGCCCACTTGATGTCGAGCGGCGTGATGTCCGGCTTGCCCGTGAGCAGCATGGCATCCGTGGCGGCGGCTGGTGCAGCCTCGGTGCCCGGGGTCGTCTCGACCTTGCACATGATGAGGCACTGGCGGGTGCTGCGTGGCATAGCGGTTTTTTCCTTGGGATGGGGTCAGTGGGGCTGGGCCGGCCGCGATGGCCGACCCAGCGGTCAGGCTCAGCCGGCGATGGCGGCGTTGTAGGCGGCCTGCGCGTTGTCCACGGTCTGCTGCGCAGCCGCGGCGATGGTCTCCAGCGTGCCGACGTGCGCACGCTGCTGCTCGGCCTGCGCGGTGACGCTCGCGGCGTGGGTGGCGGCAGCGTCGTACTCGGCCTGCGCGGTGGCTATGACCTGGGCATCACCACCAGCCTGCGCGTCCGTCAGCGCCTGCTGGGCAGCATCACGGGCGGCGACAGCCTGTGCGGCGGATGCCTCGGTCTGGTCGGCCAGCGCGTCGGCGGTGGTCACGTCAGCATTGGCAGACTGCAGCCCCTGCTGTGCCGCCTGCAGCGCGATCAGCTCGGCTGCACCGGGGGCCGGCGCGGGAGCCGGTTCCGGTGCCGGGTTCGGCGTCGGCGACGGCACCGGCTCCGGGTTCGGCGGCGGCGGCACGGCGCCGATGTGCCCGTCGGCGTTCAGGTCGAGCGGCGACAGCGGCACGGTCGTGCGGCCCGTGAAGCTGGCGGTCAGGTCGAACAGGATGTTCACGCGCTCGACGACCTGCGGGTGCGAGAACAGCACCATGCCCGGCTCGGCCTGGCTGTACACCGGCACGATGTCGCAGGTCAGCGACTGGGCGACGGACTGGCCGGCGAAGTCGGCGCAGCTGTAGGTGTAGCGGCGGCGCTCGAAAATGCCTTCGACCGGATCCGCCGCGGCGACGACCTCGACCGCACGCGCGAAGATGCAGACCTGGCCGGCGGCCAGCGTGGCGCGCATCGTGACCGGGTAGTAGTCGGCGTCACGCGAGACGGCGGCGGTGCTGACGATGATCGGCTTGGACAGCAGCGAACCCAGGACGCTGATGACGCTGTAGTTGCCACCGTTCCACGGCATGACAGCGCCTTCGAGCAGGGCGAGCTGCTCGGGGCGGTTCAGCCAGTCGCGGAACTGGGTTTCGAGGCTGATCGTGTCCAGCTTGCTCGACTTGAGCAGATCGACATCGGCCTGCAGCGTGGTCACGTCGGTCTCGACCTCGCCGATGCGGCCGGACAGGATGCTGTCGGCGGTCTGGCGGGCGGCGGTCTCGGTGGCCAGCTTGCTGTTCAGGCGGGTGAGGACAGCGTCGGCGGCCTGGCGCAGGACGGCGGCGTAGACATCGGCGTCGATGTCGAGTGCGTAGGATTCGATGGCGGTTTGCTGCATGGTGGATCAGGAGGGATAGGCGAGCGCGACGGCTCAGGTGGACCGGGCAATGCGGTGGACTACCCGGAGGGAAAACGACTCGATGCCGACGGGCACGGTGCCGGGCTGCACGTCGCGGGCGATGGCGCCCTCGCAGCGGTCGGTGAGGCCGACGCCTGGCTGGTCTGACTGGTACGCATAGACGCCCAGCGCGACGAGAGCGGCGCCGAGGGACGTTGCGCGATCGAGGGCGAGCAGCTCGCGGACCAGGGTGCCCAGCTCGTCGGCGGCATGGGCGGCCGAGCGGTGGACACCGCTGATCGGGCGGGCCTCGCAGCAGAGGTAAGCGGTGGTCACCCAGTCGTCGCCGCTGAACACGGTGCCGGCTGGCAGTGATGGGCCGACATCGACGCTCACGCAGCGATCGACGGTGGAGGGGGTCGAGCCGGGGCGCCCGTAGCGCACGGTGCCGCAGCGGGGATCGGCCTGGAGCGCGTCGGCGATCACGTCGGCGAGCTGCAGGTAGATGCTGCTGCTCATGCGGCCTCCAGGATGAGGAGGACGCGGCCGCCCTCGGCGGGGTGTGCCTCGGCGATGGTGTAGGCGCCGAGGCCCTCGCCGGATGTGATGACGACGGACATGCCGGAGGCGCGCTCACCGAGGGTGAGCGGCTGGTCGTCGGAGTCGGTCAGGATCTGGTCGTCGGAGTCGGTGAGGTACAGGGGGGACGATCCCTCGTGCCATGCGCTGCCCTCAGGGGCTGGCGGCTGGCGGGGGAATCCGGCCTGCAGGGTGTCGGCGTCGATGGAGAGTGTCGAGCGGGTGGAGCCGGTGACGTGGCCCCACTCGCCCTGCACCGGGGTCCACTCGGCGCGGTAGATGCCGCGCATCGGGGCGCCGCCGATGGTGCCGGCGGCGTTGGCCAGGTGTCGATCGAGCGCACGGCTCAAGACCGGCCGCAGCGAGCGCAGCGGCAGGTCGAGGAGGTCGGCGTCGATCGACATGGCCTGGGGCTGGTCAGCGGATCACGCCATCCAGCAGGACCGACACCGTGGTGGCGCCCGCGGCCTTGGGGGCTGCAGCAGCACCGGCCAGCGTATTGGAGGTGGCGGTGGTGGTGAAGAGCTTGGCGGTGTCGTCCCAGTACAGCTTGGTGCCGGTCGTGCAGACGTCTGCCGACGGTGCCGCGTGGAAGAAGACGCCCGTGCGCTTCATCTCGACCTGGCCGCCCAGTGGCGCGGAGCCGGACGCAATGCCGATCAGCGCGCCGATCTTGATACCGCCGCCCGAGGCGACGGCGTAGGGAGCCACCACAGTGAGGGTGTCTCCGTGCTTGTCGAAGCTGTTCATGGTGTTTTTCCTGGATGCTGCTGGTTGCGATCAGGCGCCGGTGCTCTTGACCAGCCCGCGCCAGTTGACGGCGGCGGCGGCGAAGCGGTGCTTGCACTTGAACTCGAACCCGTCGGTCTCCCAGCCGGCTTTCTGTTCGATGACCGGGCCTTCCTGCCCGTCCAGATAGCAGTACTCGATCGTGTCGATCTCGCTGCTGTCGGCGGCCATGTACCAGGCGGTGGGGGCGGCATCGAGCAGCGGCTCGACGATCAGCTCCAGCGCGTTGCGCTGTCCGTTCGCGAACTCGTTGGCGTCCTGGCGGGTGGTCGGCTGGTAGTTGGCCGAGGTCAGGATGCCGCCCTCGGTTTCGAGGTCCGACGAGACCAGCAGGAAACGCGGGCTGATGTTGAGCGGCAGGCCCGTCTCGTTGGCAGCAGCGGAACCGGTCTGCTTGCGCATCGCGGTGCGGGCGGCGCGCAGGGCGTCCAGCGTCAGCGCCGAGCCGGCGCCGGTCTTGATGTTGTTGTGCTCGGCGGCGAAGAGCAGCTTGTTGTCAGACATGACCGAGGCACCGGTCAGGCATGCGTACACCATGCGGTTTTCACGGCGGCCCGCCGCTGCACCGAAGTCACTGATGATGCGGTCGAAGGCGCGCAGATCGTCGTTGATCAGCATTTCCTCCGTCAGCGCGACGATCTTGCCGCCCTTGCTGATCCGGTACGATTTGCCGCTGTCCGTGTAGGCGCCATAGCGGTATTCGCCGGCCTGGTTGACATCGGACAGCTCGGGGCCGCTCGACAGCTCGACGATCTGGATGTCGCGCAGGTCCGGGGCGTTCGGGGCGCGGCGCGCCCACAGCTTGTAGGTGGCGCGGGTGCTGTTGTAGGACGCGGCGAGGCGACGGGCGCCCAGGCCACCGAGCACGGAGCCGAAGTCGGTGGTGTGCATGTAGCCGGGGGCACCGCGCATGCGGGCGATGTGGCCCACGCGCTCGGAGCGGGCCATGCCGCGGGTCTTGACGCCGCAGGACTCCAGCAGGTCCGTGCCCAGCTCGACGAGCGACATGCCGCGGTACTGGCGGCCGAGGTCAGTGAGCTTGGCGCGGGGGTCGATGCGGGTGGTGAGGGCCTCTTCGATGCCGCGGAGCTTGGTCTCGAACTCGTCGCGCACGGTGGTGACGTTGATGTGCCCGCCGCTGCTGCGGTCGTCGGCGGCACGGGCGCGCAGGATGCGCAGGCCCGCGGCCTCGATCGTCAGGCCCTCGCGGATCATGGCCTCGGCCTGGTCGGCGACGCCTGCATCACGGCACAGGACGGTGATCTCGGCGGAGCGGGTGCGCTCGGCGGCGATCGGGTCCGCAGTGGACGGGGTGGGGGTGTTGTCGGCGGTGTTGTCGCCGGACGGCTGGGGCATGGATTGCTCCTGGTGGTGGCGGCCGGCGTCGGCCGAGCGGGTGATGAGATTGGCGATGGAGTCAGGCAAGGCGGAGCGAGTCAGCGACATCGCATCGCGGTCGAACCCGACAGGGACGAAACTCAGCTCGTAGACCTCCCAGCGCACGGCGCGCAGGAGTGGCAGCAGTCCACCGTCGGTCCGGTCTTCGGGGGCGATGTAGAGATACTCGCTGACCCAGTAACCGAAAGAAATTGCGCGCAGGACGCCCGCACGGATGTTGGCAACGATGCCAGCGTGGTCAGGATCGACGCTCAACTTGAGCCGGGCGTATCCCGCACCGCCCTCGATCCACCCGCGGGTGGCGATACCGATGACAGCAGAGACGCCGCGCTTGACCTGGTGGGCATCGATCACCTGGACGACGCCACGATCGAATCGGCCCATGTCTACATGGGACGGGTGGAGCGACAGCTCCTCGTCGTAGTGGAACTCGTTGCCAAGCGCGTCAGTCTCGACGCGGCGACCTTGCGCGCCAGTCGTCCACAGCACATCAATCGTGCCCTCGGCCTCGCTGTAGCTGCCCGGGACGATCTCGGCGGCGCGGATCTGCATCGGCAGATCGCGGGTGATGGTGGTGTCTGGGGCGGCGGCAGAGGGCATGCAGCCGACTTTGCCGAGCGGGGTGTCTCACGGCACGGGGCGGCTTGAGACGCGCCACAGCGCGTTATGGGGAGCACAAACGACAACCCCCGCCAAGCGGTGCTGGGCGGGGGTTAGGGTGGTGAGGTGAATTTCAATACTCACCGGCAGGCGTCAGATTTGACCGAGCAAAAACGCACTGGCCAGGGTCTCGGCGATCAGTGGCCCGCCACGGGCGCCAGGATGGACGCGATCCGCATGCATGAATCCGCCATCTATCAGATACTGGCCGAATGGCCCAAACACTGCGCGGAGATTAACATAGCACCCATGATTCTCCTGGGCAAGCTGGAACATGGCATCAGCATAATCGCTTGTGACAAAACTCCGTGGAGCCTCCGTCCCATAGGTCTGCTCTCCAGGCGACATAAATATCAGGTCACACATCGGGTCCAGCGCACGGTAATAGTTGACCATGTTTTGAATATGGGCTTTCATCACCTGCGGCGGCGTGTTGGCGTTTATTTCGTTGGTGCCCCACATGAAGCACGCCCCCTTTGGGGCCAGCAGTGCCAGCGACTGCGGAAAAAGCGGCTGGCGCGCGAACTGATGCGCCCGACTGCCAGTCATCGCGGCTTTGTGGATCGTGAGCTGGTTGGCGCCAGCAGCTCGACCAACGGCCCCAGAAAACTCAACAGCGGCTGCAGAGGTGATCACCAGCGTGAATCCTGCTGGGTACATGCTGGTGTCGATGAGCGTGGACCCGATCGAGTTGGCTGCACTGTTGCTGATCGCGACAGACGCGCCCCCGTTGATTGAGTAACTAAACCCACCCTGACCGGACTGCATCCGGTAAATCAGGCGCAGAGATGCCAGTTCCACGGCGGCAGTGATGGTGATTGTTTTGCCGGTACCCTGGCTGACGACATGCGTGCCAGAAACTCCCCAGCTGCCCGTGACAACACTGACCCAATCCCCCGTGGCCCAATTCGCAGCCAGCTTGCTGCTGTCAATTGAGCTGGACGCAAGGGGCCCATCCGCAAAAGCGAACGACAGCAAACCGGGGCCGCCATCAGAGGAGGTCTTCCCGTCCATTATTGATTTAAACTGTTTTGCGTAGTAAGTGCCGTCTGTCCAGCTATCACCCTGCAAAACCAAGTCGTAGGAATAGTCTTTTACCCGCTTCCAGGCATGGAATCTACGCAGCCGCTCGGCCCCCCAAATTGGGGAATTCGTGGACTGAGGCAGAAACGCCTTTGCCGTCACAATCTCGTAGGAGAACGGGACATACTTTGTCGCGGCCGTCCCGGCCTGAAACTGGATGCTATTTTTTCCGCTGGTTAGCCCGTTGGCTGTTGTGATGTTATAGGAAAACCGCAGAAAATAAACTCCAGCGGGAACCGTGACCGCATAAGTTGACCCAGCGGATCCACCGGCCACTGGGTTTTTTTCTGCATCGTAGTAGCAGACGAATCGCATAGTTTGGTTTGATGCGACAAGTCCGTTAGCCTCACCTACTGCATCCGAGCATACATATTTCATCCCTGGAGTTACTGCGATGTAACCAGAATACCCAAATGACGGGTTTGATGCAATACTATTATTGTTGTCGATATAAAACCCATCGCGTGCATCCTGAGCATCAAACAGGTTCACGGATGCGCAAATTGCCCGGACACTCCCAGGATATACGCTGACGGTATTCTTAAGGCCGCCCTGATACGGGACATAAGGCGTTGGCGTAGACCCAGCCTCAAACTGAAATGTCCTCGCATTAAATGGTTTAATACCGGAAAAACCGATGTTGTAGGTAACTCGCACATACACAGCACCCGCAGGGGCAGTAAACAGCGAGACGCTGGAGCCAGATCCACCGGGGACAACGGTCGCGCCGTCTGCCGCAAAAAAGCACGTGAACCGCATGGCGCCAACGGTAACACCATCCGTGCCGACATAAGTGGATCCAGGGGTAACTGGAATCAGGCCCGACACCCCGAATCCTGGCGCTGCCGACAACCCACCGTCTTGGCTCAGGTAAAACCCCTCCACGGCACGGCTGTAGTCAAAAAGATTGCGTGATGGATTCGCATACCCTGACACCGAGGATTGAATTTCCGCCAGCGTCTCCATTTGCAGCAGCGTGCGCCCTGCTGCACCGGCATCGCTGATCTGCGCAACTGTGTGCGAGTGATTCTCAGGCGCCGCACCGACATCAGCTGCAGTGTGCGAGTGATTCTCAGGCGCCGCACCGACATCAGCTGCAGTGTGCGAGTGATTCTCAGGCGCCGCACCGACATCAGCTGCAGTGTGCGAGTGATCCTCGGCAGCAGCGCCAATCCCCTGGCGCAGGTCGCGCAGGTCTGCAGCAGTCGCGGGCAGCTTGACGCCGCTGGCGTCGGTGATCTTGATGGTCTTGGGCATAGTCAATCCAGGTAGAGGATGTCGTCGTCGAGGCTGATCAGCTGATCAC